GAAAAAGGTTTGTATGCGGCTCCGCAAGGCATCATGGAAGATCAGCCTGATCTGGAGATTGAGATTGAAGACCCAGAGTCAGTAACTCTTAGAACTGATGGTTTAGAAATAGAGATAGACCCAGACGAGGAAAGTGACGAGGACTTTGAGGCTAACCTAGCTGAATACATGCCCGATAATGAGTTAACTCTCTTGGCAGGCGAGTTGATTGATGCGTACGAAGAAGATGTCTCTAGTCGTAAAGATTGGATACAGACTTACGTTGACGGTCTTGACTTGTTGGGGATGAAGCTTGAAGAAAGAACAGAACCTTGGGCGGGAGCTTGCGGCGTTACACATCCTCTTCTCGCTGAAGCGCTTGTTAAGTTCCAGAGCGAAACGATCATGGAGACGTTCCCCGCTGCTGGCCCGGTTAAGACTAAGATCATTGGCAAAGAAACTCCCGAGAAGAAAGAAGCGGCGGAGCGTGTACAGGCGGATATGAATTTCCGTTTGACGGAAGAAATGCCTGAGTATCGTCCAGAACATGAGCGTATGTTATGGGGCTTGGGTCTATCAGGTAATGCGTTTAAAAAGGTGTATTACGACCCGTCTTTTGGACGTCAGACATCGACGTTTGTTCCAGCAGAAGACGTAGTAGTTCCTTACGGAGCATCATCACTAAAGACCGCTGAACGTGTAACACACGTAATGAGGAAGACAGAGAATGAGCTACGCAAACTACAAGTCGCAGGTTTTTACCGGGACGTTGACCTTGGCGATCCAGTTAACACTATCGAAGAGATTGAAAAAAAGATTGCGGAGAAGCTTGGGTTTAGGGCGACGTCAGACGACCGTTTTAGAATTCTTGAGATGCACGTCGATATTGACCTACCCGGTTATGAAGACGTTGACAAAGATGGAGAAGAGACGGGTATTGCGCTTCCGTACATCATCACCGTCGAGAAAAACACGCAAACAATACTTTCGATTCGGCGCAATTGGAAGCCTGACGACAAGCTAAAACTTAAACGTAACCACTTCGTACACTATGGCTACATTCCGGGCTTTGGGTTCTACTACTTCGGCCTCATTCATCTTATCGGAGCTTTTGCAAAGTCGGGTACATCCATTCTGCGTCAATTGGTTGATGCAGGAACCCTGTCAAACCTTCCGGGTGGGCTTAAGTCCAGAGGATTGCGAGTTAAAGGCGACGACACTCCCATCACCCCGGGAGAATTTAGAGATGTCGATGTCCCGAGTGGAAGTATTAGGGACAATATATTGCCCCTACCCTATAAGGAACCGTCACAAGTATTAGCTCAATTGATGAATCAAATCATCGAAGAAGGACGCAATTTTGCTAATGCTGGTAATTTAAAAGTCTCTGATATGTCGTCGGAGTCCCCAGTTGGGACTACCTTAGCTATTTTAGAGAGAACTTTAAAAGTAATGAGCGCAATTCAAGCGCGTATTCATTACTCAATGCATGAAGAATTCCGTCTGTTAAAAGACATTATTCGTGATTTTATGCCGCCAGACTACAGCTATGAGCCAGAAGACGGTAATCCAGCAGTTAAACAGTCTGACTACGACCAAGTAGATGTACTGCCAGTATCCGATCCAAACGCCTCAACAATGGCGCAAAAGGTTGTGCAGTATCAAGCTGTATTACAACTAGCTCAACAAGCCCCTCAGTTGTATGACTTACCACTTCTTCATAGGCAAATGCTTGATGTATTAGGCATTAAAAATGCATCAAAGCTTATACCGATGGAAGATGACCAGCACCCACGCGACCCTGTTACAGAAAACATGGACGTCCTAAAGGGTAAACCTGTTAAAGCGTTTTTCTATCAGGATCACGAAGCACATATATCTGTACATCAGTCGGCTATGCAAGACCCAAAAATCATGGCGTTGTTACAGCAGAACCCTAACGCACCGGGTATGCAAGCAGCGATGATGGCTCATATTAATGAGCACTTAGGGTATGAGTATAAGAAACAAATTGAAGCACAGATTGGGATACAGATTCCTGATTATGAAGACGAGCAAACAATACCAGAGGACATGGAAACTCAGATTGCTCAACGTGCAGCACAAGCCTCACAAATGTTGCTGCAACAACACCAGCAAGAAGCTCAACAACAGCAGAACCAACAACAAATGCAAGATCCAATTATTCAAATGCAGATGCAAGAGTTGCAGATCAAACAGGCTGAAGTACAGCGCAAGATTGCTAAAGATCAGCTTGATGCGTCAGCAAAAGAAAAACAGTTGCAAGTTGAAATGGCGCGTATTGACGCACAGAAAGAAATCGCTGGCGCAAATATGGCTATGAAACATTCAAGCGATGTACAACGCAATGAGAAAGAACAGAAGATGGAAGGTTTCCGTCAAGGCATGGATTTGAACAAGATACGGATGCAACAAGGATTTAAACCAAAAGGTAAATAATGGACACACGAATAGTTGACGTAACTCTAGCGTACATAAACGATAGACGTGAACCGCTACAAATAGCGCTTTGCGACGGCACAGCTAAAGACCATGCTGAGTATCAAAGGTTATGCGGGGAGATTCGAGGCCTCACCGTCATAGAGTTGTATCTAAAAGACCTCGTTAAAAAATTGGAGCAATCAGACGATGACTGACATAGTAATCGCTACAGAAAGCGGTGAAGTACCACAGGATACCGAAGATAAGGCAAAACAACTGCCAGAACCTACCGGCTATCACATATTAGTAGCTATACCGGAAGTTGACGACAAGTACGACAACGGACTTATTAAAGCCGGTTCAACTATGCACTATGAAGAAGTCCTTAGCACGGTCTTTTTTGTCGTGAAATTAGGCCCTGACGCATACAAAGGCGACAGGTTTAAAACAGGCCCGTGGTGCAAGCAGGGGGATTTTATCCTTGCGCGTCCAAACAGCGGCACTCGTTTGAAAATTCATGGTCGGGAGTTTCGCCTGATTAATGATGATTCGGTCGAGGCTGTGGTTGATGACCCACGCGGTATTTCACGAGCATAAGGAGGCCACATGGCTACGTTTGAGAAAAATGAATACAAGTTCCCCGATGAATTAGAGACAACTATGTCCCGCCCCGAAGACGAGGAAGAGGAATTTAGCGTTGAAATCGAGGACGATACACCCACAGAAGACCGTGGTAAGGAACCCTTACCTGTAGATATTGTTAACTCTTTAGAAACACCTGAAGACGGGGGCGAGTACCCCGAAGAGGTAGTTACTAGATTTAAACAATACAAAAGAGCATGGCACGACGAGCGCCGGGAGAAAGAAAAAGCTCTACGTGAGCAAGATGAAGCTCTGCGGATAGCCCAGAATATTCTTGAGGAAAACAAAAAGCTTAAGTCAACCCTGATGACGGGTGAACAAGCTTATATGTCAACTGTACAAGAAGCAGCCGAAAATGAAATTAATATGGCTGAACGGGAGTATCGTGATGCGTACGATACTGGAGACTCTGAGAAGCTAGTTCAAGCTCAGAAGGCTCTCACGGAAGCCACGTTAAAGTTGGATCGTGCAAAAAACTATCAGCCCACTTTACAAAATCAAGAAAATGAAGTACAACTGCCACAAAGATCACAAGCTGACAACACAGCGACTGATCCTAAGTTTGCAGATTGGCAACGTCGGAACTCAAATTGGTTTAACAAAGACGAGGAGATGACCGAATCTGCTAAAGGATTGCACCAGAAACTGTATCGACAGTACGGCTCACAATATATTGGTACTGACGAATATTATGCGACGATTGACAAAACAATCCGCAGACGGTTTCCAGAGGCATTTCCTGAAGATAATGAAGTGCCTGTTGAGTCACAGAGAACTCAAAAAAAGCCGAGTGTAGTGGTGGCATCAGCCAAGCGTAGCACGGCTCCAAAGAGTGTTAAGTTATCAGCGACACAAGCAGCGCTGGCAAAGAAATTTAAACTCACACCGGAGCAATATGCTCGTGAAATTCTTAAACTGGAGAATAGATAATGGCTGATAACAAGCTAACTCGTGAATTAGAAACCCGTGTGCAACAGGAACGCCCTAAGCAGTGGGCACCTGCGGAGACTCTCCCCGAACCGGATAAACAACCGGGCTTTGCATACAGATGGGTACGTATTTCGACTTTGAACAGTGCTGATCCTCGCAACTTGTCAGGCAAGCTTCGTGAGGGCTGGGAACCAGTAAAAGTATCGGAACAACCTAAATTTCAACTGCTAATTGATCCCAATAGTCGTTTTAAAGACAATATTGAGATTGGTGGGTTGTTGCTTTGCAAGACTCCAAGCGAGTTTGTGGATCAGCGTAGTGAATACTACGAAAACCAAACTCAAGCTCAGACTAATGCAATTGATAACAACTTTATGCGTGAGAACGACCCTCGTATGCCGCTTTTCCAAGAACGTAAGTCATCGACTACGTTTGGTAAGGGCGGTTAACTTTAATTTTGGAGTAAACAATGGCATATCCTACAGTTGACAAGCCGTATGGCTTGCAGCCGGTCAATTTGATCGGTGGTCAGGTGTACGCCGGTTCCACTCGCCTATTTAGAATTGTTACTAGCTATGCTACTAGCATTTACTACGGTGACGTGGTTAAGCTTGCTGCTGACGGTACTATCCAAAAGGATACTGGTACTGGCACAGCTACACCGATCGGCATTTTTGTTGGTTGCACCTATACCAATCCTTCTACGAATCAAAAACTATTCTCTCAGTATTGGCCTGCTAGTACAGCAGCAACCGATGCTCAAGGCTATATAGTTGATGATCCTGATGTTCTGTTTAAAGTAGCTGCTTGCTCAAATACATCCGTAGTTTTCTTAAGCTCGGAAGTTATTGGCGCAAACGCTGCTCTATGCCAAAACACTGGTTCAAATACTACTGGTGATTCGGCTGTTGGTATTTGGGGCGCTAACACCGCAACTACTGCATCATTCCCGATCCGTATCGTTGATATCGTGCCCGACACTTCAAATGGCGCAAATGGTTATTGCGAATTTATTTGTAAGTTTAATGCACCATACGCAGTTACTACGGTTACCGTTAACTTGGCTGGCGCTAATACCGCTGTAACCACTATGACCGGCGGACATTCGTATCTGAATCCGACAGGCATCTAAGGAGCATAAATAATGGCTATTTCACGCGCACAACTACTGAAAGAGCTGCTCCCCGGCCTGAACGCATTGTTCGGTTTGGAGTATGCTCGCTACGGCGAAGAGCACAAGGAAATCTACGAAACAGAGACTTCCGAGCGTTCGTTTGAAGAAGAAACAAAACTGTCTGGCTTTACTGCCGCACCTGTCAAAAACGAGGGTAGCGCAATTCGTTATGACAATGCGCAAGAAGCTTGGACAGCACGATACAACCACGAAACTATTGCTTTGGGTTTCTCACTGACCGAAGAGGCCATTGAA